AAGAAAGCCTAGCCATATGCTCGTAATCGCGCCTGGCACGCCGTGGGATTATGCCGTTAGTAACGCGTGCTAGCATATCATCACCTAGCACAAGGGCGTTACAACGAACCCCAAACCTGCGTGCCCAAGAGTAGAAAATAGTCATGTTCCATATCGAGTTGCGAAAAGTGGTTGATGTAGAGCCAGAAGGGAGCTGGTAGCGAAGCTTGGCGCGAACGCCAAACTTCCGGGACTGAACGGTGTAAGAATTTGCCTGTAATATGCATCCTGCTAACCAGGGAGGCATACCCAGCCGGACCGCCCAGCGGTGCTCAATCTGACCAACATCTTGCACTTGTAGCTTGTCATTGGAAGAAAAGTCCGCCTCAATAAACGGTCCTTCTCCATCGATATGGGGAACAAATGTCTGCGGGACGTCTCCGTACGCGATTTGCACTGTTGCGTTATGCTGCTTACTTGAATCGATCTTGGCAGATTCCACCAATCTCTTCAAACATGCCTGTAACAAAGGACCAGACAAAGCGTTATGAAGATCGGTAGAGGAATTGACAATTCTGCCAGCCCATTCAGGATCATGCCTCTTCATGAGCAATTCGACTTTTTCAAAAACGTCTTTAGTCGAAAACTCGTTAGATGTGAAAGCAGCAAAGCGATCAAGTGCTTTTATTAGCCTGCGCCTTTTAGGTGCTTCAAATTGTTGGACCCAAATGTCAAAAGCATCTTTTGTCCATTCGATGGTCGGCAACGGCTCGGGAATCATCCTTTTCATAAGCTTGTATGAAGATTTGACAACATAAGGATCAACCCTTGAGGACGAAAAATAATTGCAGCGTTTATTGAAAGCTGACAAAAAAGACTCGAAAGATCCGTCTGTTAAAACGGGGTGATTGTCCTCGAAAAGGGGACCAAGTACAGTCTCCCTCTGATATCGCGACAAGGCCCTCTGTTCGTTCTTTAATGCAGACCGCTGAAAATTGACGTCTAACTTGACTTGCGGAACAAAATGAAAATTTTGACGCAGCTGGACGCGCTGTCCGAGCCGCCATGCATTGTGCGGGCCTCTGTCGAGCAGGCCGCCAACGGTCATGGCGGCCAAGTTTTTGGTAGTGGTAGTGGTAGTGGTAGTGGTAATGAGTG